CTGTATTCATATCGCCAAGCGTGACGGAATAGCCGCCAAACTTTGCCTGAACTACCGCGCCAGCTACGCCAGTATGATGATGACGAATACCAAACGGAACAGATGCTGCATAGTGGGGCTGGCTAACGCCATTACCACGATCAACACGCGCCATTGGCTCATCGTCAATCCAAAACTCTACTTCGCTTTGTGTACTGGTAATAGTGAATTTGTTGAATACGTTGGGAGACTGAGTAAAGGTGAAGGCAGAAGTAGTTGTTTCCGTGCCGTTACTGTTGATGACACCAAATACGCCACCTGAGTTGATGCGGAAGTACACGCCGTCCGTTGGAACGGAAGTGCCAGCCGCCGCCAGTGTCATGCCACCAAAATCTATATTGATGTTGGCTGCCATCGCTGCGGATAGGCACATAGTAGTTTCAAAATACGTAGCACCCGCGCCTAATAAAGGAAAGTAACGATAAGTTTGAATCTGGCAAGCTGTACCAGTAGTGGTTACGCTGCCTCCGTTCGTATTGAGAGAGCCGCCCGCCCACGTCATGGTTAGAGTAGTAGGCGTGTACTTGTGCTTAGTAGTGTTTTGAGCTACATAGTTAAACTGCTCAGAGTCCCACACGGAATCTGTACCTACGCGTAAGCGATAATCTATAGATGTTTCAGGGCTTTTTAAGTAAGCATCCCCAGTAACACCGCCGGGAGCATTCTCAGAAAAAAACCTCATAGCTCCTACATTACCCGGATTTGTGGCTGCATCTGTTTCTGGCACAACATGAAGCTGACCGGCTGCATTGGTCTGAACTTCTACGCCACCAGCACCCGCAATCTTTGCGCCCATTTAGATTCCTATGCACATAACGTCATAACTGCCTTTAGCCTCTGGCTGGGAATACAGAGTCACCGTAAATCCAACGCCAGCCACCAAGTCAGAAATGACTGGTTTGATATCGAGTAAATACATTTCGTCTGGATCAACGCTCGCAGGAGTTAGAACCGATGGAACTATCTCGCTGCCTGCTGTAACCCACGTTTGACCTGTTACAACAGTTTGCGCTTTGTCTGCGAATGAAGCGCCAAAATCACATGTTGCTGTAACACTAATAGCAGGTGTTATTCCGTCTAACTTAGCTTTATCAGCCGCCGACATAACGCCTGCATTAGCCCCAGCTGCATTTATTGTTGCATCAGTTCCTGTATCACTATTAACAGTTACCGTTGTGGCCGCATATGAAGCAGATAGATTTGTAGCTCCGCCGCTGGATGCAGGCGTTGGCAGGATATAGACCGGCTGTTCGATTATCTCAACAGGTTTCCCTGCACCATAACTTGGGCCTCTCATCCAGCGACAGCGCCTAGCTTGGAAATTATCGAGTCATCGCCGGGCGTGGTTTCACCCAGCTTCTGCACTGCACCGGCCATATCATTCATTGGCTTGGCCATCTCGGCCATTTGCTGCATTTGTCTCTGCTGCTGTCGTTGTGCGCGGATTTGAGCGACTTCATCATCGGTTCGGATAATGCGAGCAGGCACACCCAACATATCAGCCCGTACATCAATGGCCTCGTCAGAATTAAGCTTATCCATCGCATCAGGATTCACCGCCATCATGTTCCCGATGTATTGGGTGATGTCATCTACACCGCGAATACCCACGGCCTTCTGTGCTTGCGCCAGAACCGAGATGTACTCAAGACGCAACTCCATGTCCGCCAGCTCCTCCGGTGGCTCAGGGATCAAGCCTTTACGGAAGCAGATATTAAAAACCCGCTCAATAAGCGGGTCGAAGAACTCATCATTTTTACGCTCTAGGACTGGGCCTAGAACCATCATCTTTTCCTCTTTTCTCTCGAGGATTTCAGCAGCAGTGCGCTGGATATCGGGAGCGTTTGCCAGCATGAGGAATAAGTCCTCATAACCGAAACGGCGAATACGCTGCTCAACAATGCCGATTTCATTGGACGTGAACTGAAAGGCTCGCGGATCAGGTACGTGGATGGCCTTAACGTCAATGCCGTTTTGCTGCGGGTTTACCCATGTCACATCACCCGGCAATAGCGATACACGCTTGCCACCAATACCAACAGGTGCCTGCAATGGTGGGTCATTGATCTTGTCAAGCGTCTTGGCCTTGTGCATCTCCATGAATTGGAGTTGTTTCACATCGCCAAGCATGTCCATACCTGGGCAACCAGAACCATAGGCTTCATTGCCTGCGATATCCCAGCGTCCTGCAAGAATCGGGAACTCCTCAAAGCCACCGACTTCCAGCGGCTTGCTGCCATCTGGTGCGCCTACCAGTGAATAGATAGACCGGAACGGCATGTTCTGATTGTCTTTGAAGCGTGGGTCACGGTTAGCGTTCGGCTCGATCAGATGATTCACATCGAACATCTGCCCATAATTGCCTTTTGAGAAAGCGTTACGGACTGCGATGCTGACCTTATTGAACCCGAATCGCTCCACCAACTGTGATGCACTGGCCTTGTACTCACGGGCAAAGGTATCGGCCCGCATCCGTGCATTGTTAGCCAGATAGTACGTGCCAACGGTGAACGGATAGAACCGGACTACCTCTTGCTCATCTTCCGAGACATAGACGCAATCCGTACCAAACGCTAGGATTTCCTCATAGCAGAATGAGACAGCCGTATAGAAATTGGAACGGGCCAATACTTCCAGAATGATCCGGCCCACATCATCGAGCCATACCTTGACCGGCCCGTATTGGGCTAAGTCTTGGTCACTCAGTGTCACACGGAACCAAGGACGCGATGGCGATGACATGCCTGCCATCATCCCTGCTGCGCTATTTCTCAGCGTCTTGGTCGCCGTGCCATTGATAATACGATGGCCTTTCTTGCGCCCACGCTGATTCTGGTCAGGACGTGAGAACATGCCACGGTTAGGCATGATGTATTCGCTGATATCAAGCCATTGAGCATCCCAACTAGCGCGAGCTTGTTTCAGCTCACTCATGCGGCGGGCCGTGTAACTACACAGTGATTCCATTAAGCGCCCAGTGCTGTCTTAACCGAGCCAGTAGGCTGCATTTGACCGGATGCCATGCGGCCAGCCGATACTGTTGCTTGGCGGCCATACATCGCACGGCGGCGCTTCAGCTCGCGTGTCTTGGCATCATTCGCCTGCTGGTCAACCAGCTCAGGGCTGGCAATCTGCATGGGCGTGGCCTTGGGAGCCTTTGGAGTACTGAAGCACATAGTTATAGTCCTGCCCTGTCGAATGGGCTGTAAGCGGTTAATGCTTTGCCAGTCACCGTGTTTGGCAATCGATCTCCACTGAGAGTTAGCTCAGGGGGAGCAACGGGATAGGCGAATGTCAAAGCGAGTGCATCACCCATATCAGGCGATACGCTGATTCTTTTCTTGATAGCGTCCTTGGATTCAAGGGCCATCTTGTTCTGTGCATTGCTATGGGTGTAAGTCGGAGTTGATAGGTCAACAAGTAGGGGAATAGATCTTGGTATTGCCCCGATGCGCTTTACCCATTCCGCCATACGGAACCACATTTCGGAACGCTTGTTCATGTAGCGTGCATCATCCGCACTACCGCCGAACTGCACCTCGATAACGTCATATCCAAGCTGTCTAAGCCGGTCAATAACGCCAGCGCCATAACCGCCAGATCCGTCAACGAAGATAGCGTCCGGCTGCCATTCATCGGCAATAGCAGCCACGGCAGCAGCAACGGCCATTGAATCGGCCTGCTTCATTACCTTTGGCTCAAACGCTACGGCACCCTGCCGCTTGAAGATGACCGTTCTATCGCCACCCTGTCGCGCTACATCAACGCCAAGGATGCGAGGCTGGCCATTGAGCATCTTGACATCGTAATGCCGCTCCATAGCTTCCTGCACGACTGGGAGCGGTATTAGCACGTCCTCAGACGATGCCGAGAAGTCGCACATCATTTCTTGTCGAAACTGCGCGTCTGTTAATTCATTCTTGATTCGCTGGATTTCATCAGCGTCTAACGCATTAGTCTGGTAGCAATCCCACGAACCTGTGTACCAATCTGGATTACCCTGAGCCTTGTAATACAGGTCAGAGAACAGGTTCACGCCCTTGGGGGTGCCAATGAACAAGGCCCATCCCTTGCGATCTGCAAGCGTAGGCTGAAGAATCTCGCCCCACACTTCCAGCTTCATCTGTGCCGGTTCATCGAGAACCAGTCCATCAAAGTACAAGCCGCGCAAGGAATCAGGATTATCCGCACCATACAGCCGTATGCGGGCACCATTGGCAAACTCTACCCAGAGTTCAGCCTCATTCTTTTCAGTACCAGGAATCTGCAAAGCGTAATGCTTAAGGTAGTCCCAAGCGATACCCTTTGCCTGTTTCAACTCAGGTGCAACATAGCCATATCTGCCACGCTCGCCCTTGAATCGCAAGGCTCTGTCAACCAGCAACATGACAGCCTTAACCGTCTTGCCACCACGGCGATGTACTACCTCAACACCGAACCGCTTGCCCTTCATTCCCTCAAACGATTCAGTCTGCCAAGGTCGCGGCACAAACCCGAGGTTAATCTCCTTTGCCGCCACTCAAGCCAC